ATTATTTATGTATGCCTGTGATACATACTCCGCTTAATTGATAAAAACAACAAACAGGCACAGCGGAAGTGCTTTTCGCTTCGTCAAGCTAGTTTGTTGTAATCGGATAGACAGGACTTGAACCTGTGACTACTTGAATAAATCAAGCGTTACTCTCAACTGAACCACTATCCGTTGTACAGTTTCTTGTGTTGGAAAGTATTTATGGCACTTCATTACACTATTTGCCATCCTGTTCGCAAATCAACCAACACAAACATTTTAATTATTTCAACAGGGAATACTGCAACGCCTGCTTATTCGGGAGCTACCCGAAAACTTGCTATGGTGAGGATTTGCACCTCCACATGACACTTAAGACGAGTTATCTAAGTTGCAGATTTCAACTCATAAATCTACTGCAATACTGGCTACCTATTTCAGCACATAGCAACTTACTCACACCTCTTAACCTAGGATAAGTCCGCAAACAGCATTACGCACGCAGACCTAAGAAGTGCTTTCAAAACGCCGACATCGTGAATCGAACACGAACAACATTTCTGCTGGATAGCTTAGCAAGCTACTGGAATACCTTTATCCCATATCGGCAAATACCGCCTGTAACGGCTATCAAGAAACAAGAACAGAAACAATAAAATATTAGGGGTATTTTAGTAAGGAGTGCTTCTTGATAAGTTGGTTTTCACATGACTGTGTATATACACGCCAAGCCCTCTCAAGCGGTCTTGCACCGCTTTTAACTGAACAAAATCCAAAGAGGTGCATGAAAGGAGGACTACCTTAAAATGCAAAACATGGTAGTCTACGATAAAAGTAAGACAAACTACACCAGTCGGATTCGAACCGACGCATACAGAGGTCAAAGCTCTGTGCCTTACCGCTTGGCTATGGTGCATTGATGTGATTATTCTGACAATTCTATGTACTTGTCAATGTACCACTTGGCTTTTTTAATATCCTCTAAGCCATTCTTGTTGCCAGTGCGGTAGTTATACTTAAAAGCATTAAGCAAGCAGAATGTTTTAACAGCTTCAACACCGAATATCTCAAGCATAACATCTATGCACTCATATTTACCGGTTGCGTAGTGACTTGGATGGTTAACATTGTCATTTACCGGCTTTTCATTGATGCTAGGTGCAACGTCTTTGAGTGGAGTAAAATTATCTTCCTCGCCACCATTATTAACGCAGCTTTTACATGGCTCTGTGCTAAATAGCAATGATTTGTTTGTGCAATCAACACAATATCCACTAATTTGAATGTTATTCATTAAACATCACCTGCCTGTCTATGATTAGCTCTGTAAGTATCAAATCCCTCTGGATATCTTGCTTTCAGCTTATCAATGTTAATCTGCATGATTTCATCAAGGCTGAACTCAAAAGAATCGCACATTAAAGCTAAGTACCAACATACATCGCTGATTTCACGCTTTAAATGTTCGGCATCTAACTGCTTTTCATGGAAAACCCATTTCTTAAGCATGTCGTTAAGTTCTCCAACCTCGCCGGATAAACCTAGTGCAGCATTAAGAACACCACCTAATTCAATCTCTGGCGTATCTTCGCCACGGTTGCCAATCTTTAAATCATTAATCTTATTCAGAAGCCTATCTGTAGACTTTTTATCGTTAGTACGCATAGCTAAAGCCTGATACTCTGCTCCCTGCATTTCTAACTCCTAACTTTTTTATTTTTTAAAATTTTTTGGAATTTACTCGGCTGAATTAGCCGTTTTGATGTGTGTATTCATTGAATATCTTGTGAATAATTAAGATGTATCTATTATACACCTATCTATCAAATTTGTACAGTAGATTTATTAATTATATTATATGGGTCATTATCAAAGCTATATATTAATAAATATAATGGTTATTGTATATAGTTTAATAAATTATTATTGGTTGGTTATGTATATATAAATATATATAATAAGCCTTTTTATCTTTGGGAATATTTGAGCGACTTAGTTAGGCTCGTAATGCGTGCATATATAACCCCCACGCCCTGCGTTTGTGAATAATGCACAATGAAATCAGCCAGAGCGGAGCCATTGCACAATGAATAATTATCACACAATCGCTGTCAAACCGCTTGTTTACTGGCTTTGTTGTACTTTTATCGTTCAAATGTTCTGTTTTATCACTTCGCTAAACTCAACTTTCGCGAAATGCTGTTATCGGAAGTCAAAACGCTAGAACCCGCTTGTTTACTGGCTTTGTGGGATTTCTTGTACATCTTGCACAATGATTTCTTGTTGTGCAATTTGACGAACATTAGAGCCTTGAGCGCTTCCAGATGGTCCGAGCTGCGGAAGGTCTGCGGCTGTTTTAATGACCTTTGTGCTGCTCTCTCTGCTGACACCGGGAAGATTCCACGCATAATGTCTGTTAAGTATTGCAAGGATGCCGACAGGGTTTTTGTTGCCGGTTGCGAGCTTGTTCGATAGGCTTTCTTCGCGAAAAATCCGCAGTTTTTGCACGATATCGAAGCCTTTTGTACTTAGTTTTCTCTCATCTGCTCCCCAGTCCATTAATGTATCGTAATTAATACCAGTTAATAAACTATATCCCATTATACTGCATTCTTTATCATATACAGAACATAAATAATAATATATATATAATATATACTCTAATTTATCTAAATCATACATATAAAAATTACTATCCATAATACAATTAGTATTATTTTTATTAATATTATTACTTAACTTTAATATACTTTTATCACTGAAAACATATTTATTAATATACATTAAAGCGGCGTTCCATCTGCTCTGTGGTTCTTTGGTCATATCTTCGATGTTGTGCTCTTCGCAGAACTGCGATAAATAAAGTTCTATGTCGTTTTGAAATACTTCTGGCGTGTCTGCTGTTTCTTGTACTTTCTCCATGTGTTTATTCCCCTTTCTGCTGGATCTGCTCCAGCTAATTAATTATTATACATTTAATAACATAAAAATAACCCGATAACAATATTAACATTATCGGGTGTAAATCTTATATATTTAATTATTAGCATAATAACACAATAAATATAATTAATCAATAGGCATTAAAAAAGCGATGTATAACAATATACACCGCCTAAATCATATTATCTTCTTTTTTTAATTGTCTACTATTTCAGCCGCTAAAACAGCTATTCGCTGCTTCATTTCTTCGGTTGAACAGGTTTCGTTGTAATAATCGCCAGATATAAGTGTATAGTCGTTAGTGCGCTGTTCTTCAACATTCCAACCGCCGCCATATGCCAAACATAAATTTCCATTTAACATAATACCAAGACTGTCAATCTCCATTTGTGATTTAACAAGCTTTGTAATATATTCTTTTAAATAACCATCATAAGGCGTTTTAATACTATTACTAGCTTTTTTATCCTTTAAGCCACACCTTAATTTAATTATTTTTTTAAAGTCGTCTCTTTCCATCTTTTCCACCTTTTAACCTTTCTTATAAGCATATATGACAATTTAAAATATCTTCGCCCTCTTTAATCTCTGGCAATTCCACAATTCGCGCGCCTCTGTTATCTGTTGCATATGTACTTGGATAACTTTTTGAGTTAATAACTGCGCTTATGTATTCTCTTTTCTGCTCATCTTTCTTGATTGCTAAAAATAATCTCATATTCTGCACCTTTTCAGTCTTTCAACTGCCCTTTCTTAATTTGTACAATTATAATATCACATTGTTATCACTTTTGCAAGTGATATTTTAAAATATTTTATAATTTCTTTTTTAGCTCTCTTTCTTCCTCTGTCTCTTCATATATAAAGATGTCTTTCGGCTGCATGTCCAGAATCAAGCAAAGATTGTTTATACTTTTAGCATTTATATTTGTATCTTCGTTCTTTATCTTCTTTAGCGTGTCTTGACTCAATAATCCGCTTGTTTTGGCTTTGTATGTGTTAAATCCGGCACGCTCCAGAGCATCCCCGACATTAAAGCGATATTTAAGCATTGTGACAGCTCCTTTCTATATTGTTTTATTTATTTCTTATAATAATATAGTAGATTCTAAAAGTCAATAAAAATATTTCTTAAAAAAGTTACAAAAAGGCTTGCGTATTTCTTTTTAAAGTGATATTATAATCTTGCAAATAAAAAAGGCGGTTGCCACTCTACCAAAGTTTACAACCGCCACCAATCAAAAAAGAAAGGCAAGCCGATTATATCGCAATCGGCGAAATGGTACAAGATTATGAGATTTGAAGTTAAGGATGACACAATTACAAGTGAAACATTAGGGAAAACAGATATTTATAAGATGGTCGAAAAAATTCCGTTTGGTTTCTATGTATGGAATATCGGCGAGAATATGGGGAGCGATGAATATATTCCACTTTGTCAAGATTTGTATCCAGGAATTAAAGATGATTACTCTATCAATCTCGACACTTTAAGAGCCATTAAACTGCCAAAAGAAGAGGTTGAGTTGTTAAGAGAAGCCGCAGGCTGGGGGATTAATAGCATAGAGACAGCAAGAAAGGCATTAAAGAGCCGCCGCCATAGTTATACGGCTGAAAAGAAGAGAGAAAACGCACGCAAAACAATAGATATATTTGAAAGAATTACAGAATAAGGAGGATTAAAAATGAAAACAGGCGACAAGATTATTTACGGCAATGAGATAGAATGCACTTTTAAAAAGTACGAAATAATCAAGAATGGCGAGGCTATAATATACGCCGATTGCAAAGGCGGTACAATTATAGCACCTTGGGAAATGTTTAAGGAGGGTTAAGATTATGATGAACGAAACAGCAGAACAGAAAGAAATAAGAATGTTTAATATCTACAAAAAGGACCTTGAAAAGCTAGGGAAAGAACACGGACAAATAAGAATGAATTGTATTGAATATGTTTGTAGCTTTCCAAAAATTAACCCTTTTAAAATGGCTAAGGCTTTAAAAGACGGCGGATATAATGTTGTTTTTGATGACTCTAGCATAAGCAGAGCAGAGAATGAAAAGAAAAGGCGAAAAGTTGAAAAAATCGCATAATTAGCAAGGTTGACACCTCCGGGGTTCGATTCCCCGGCTTGCTTTACCCGTAAGGGAATAAATAAAAGAAAGGTAAAAACATTATGAACAGATTAGAAGAAGCAAAAAAGGCATTTTTAGAAGTTAGAAGCATTTTGATAGAAAAGCATGAAGACTTTGCGCTTGCAAAAGCATATAAAAAGCCTTGGAAGTGGTACAGGGAACACACAACACAAGAAGCTATTGAGATTTTAAGAGCAGAAGTAAAAGCAAATTAACCGCCGCAGAGGATGCCAGCCGGACCGATACCGGCGGCGGTTTTTCCTTTTAAGGGATAATATTAGAATATATGGAGGTTTTAAATTTGGAAATCAGCAGAATTAAGAAGATTTTAGATGCTCATAGCACGCCGTATCACATCAAAGGCGGGCGCATTTTCGCAGATTGCATGTTTGCGTTTCACGAAAAATTCGAAGATGTAACAGGCTGGAGCAAAACACAGCTTTACGCATGGCTAGGATATTAACAGGGGGTATATTATGGATTTTACAAACGGATTCAAGGCGCTTGTTGTATTTGAACGCACAAAAAGATTCTGCCGTAGCCCTTTCCAGATTTACGATTTTTTAATTGAAAACGGTGTTGCGTGGGAATTGGCATTTGACGCGCAGGCTTGGGCGCAAACGGCGGATATTGGCGAATCGTACAACGAACAAAAATTTGATATTTACATAGAATAATTGCGGGGGCGTACAAGTTGCGCCCTTTTTGGCTTGTTTGGTTCTGGCTGGTTCGATTCCAGCCGCAAGCATTAGCATATTTTTATATGCTTTTCTTTGCGTACCTTGAAAAATTAATATAATAATGCTATGCTTATATATAAGGCTTTTTGTGCCTTTTTAGGTGTACAAGTGTACCCAGTCGGGGCGGCGTGCATTCTGGTATCTTTCAGGGCTGGCGACAGCTTTCAACAACTCAACAGGCATATTATGCCCATTTTGCATAACACTATTAAAAGTGTTTTAAGGCTGTTTTATTTTATAGGCTTATAAGTCTACGCCAACGCAATAAAACCGCCGTACAGGTCAAATCGCAAAGCCACGGCACCGAAATTGTAAGGCACACTTACAGCCGCACAGAATCAGCCACGCACTTTAGCTTGTTAAAGTTCTAAAGTTTCCCATCGATTTTTCAAGGGAAACTTGAACAAAATCTGAACCGGATTTTGAGAAAAAATTTTCACGGATTTTCGGATTTGCAGATGGGAAGGTAGGGGGGTATTTTGAAATTTCACCCATATTTTCTGTGAGAATTTTTCTATTTTTTTTAAATAGGATTTAAAAGAAATCTGAACCAAATTTTGAAAATTTTTAGAAACGATTTTCTGAATCTGAAATAGCATACCCACCCGGTATAAGAAAATTTTACCTCGAAATTTTTTGGCAACATTCTTCAGTATGTATCAATGCCTTACTCGAATACTGGCATTGACTAAGTTCATATATCAGTAACTCTCTTGTCATAGTCGGATTGGTTCTCTGGATTATCTCTAACAGTTCATCAATACTCATTATCCCACTCTCCTAACTGCTCCAAGCACCATATCAACAATATCAAACACTTCATCACCATAAGTCGCCACAAAATCACACAATATTTCTTCCTGTTCGATAGGTAAATACACATCATAAGACATACAGATTGCGTGGCATACTTCGTGTATAAGCACTTTGCGTTGCATAAATCCACGCAAGGCGTTTGACAGATAAATTGTATGTGTATTTCTATCAGTTACACCCAGCACAGAAACGTTGTCTGACCGCTTTAATTCACCCGAATTTGAATTTTTATATTGCACTTGCCACATTATGCCATTAATGCTAAAAATCATCTGTATGCTCCTTTCTGTGTAAAATAAAACCCACCGACCATCTTTCAGCCAGTGGGTTTTTAAATCATTTTTTAATAATCAGTAGCACACATACCTATGCATTGAGGACTATTATATTCTTCCATATAGTCCTCGTTCCCAAGTCGTTTAATACAAACGTACATTGTATCGTGCCAACCTATCCTTTTGTCATCATACTTTTCATCCTCTTCTATAACAACATCTTCTAAGCTAATGGGTTCTGTTTCGTAACCTAATTCTTTATAAAACTTCTTGTAGTATTCAACAATATATGCCTTTAGCTCATCAAAATTATTAAATTCTACCGCCGTTGCCATAGACTCTGCCAGACCGCCTTTATGATGTCGGAAAATTACCATGATAATCACTCCTTTTGATATTTATTGCATTATATCATAAATATCAAAAACCACCAACTGAAATTAAATTTTAAACAGGCTATGAATAGCTACTCATAGCCCTTAAAATCATATCTTAGATACAAGAGTACTTAACTTTGTTCTAAGCAAGTTCTTCTCTTCTGCCGACATATCAGCCACCATACCTGTAATGTCGCTTGCAAGTTCCTTAGTATAGCTGTCAAGTGACTTCATCTTGTGCTCCTTATCTTCTGGCGTGTTATTCTTGTGCATTTCCTTAGTTTCTGTGTAGTTTCTCTTTGCTCTGTCGTAATTACTTTCAGACATTGGCTCTGTATAGTACATCTTGCCATAATCTCTATCCATATCCCTCATATGCTCTGCTTCTGGGTACATGTGCATATAAGGTGGTTCTTCATATCCTCTGCGATATGTTCCTTTACCTTTAGGGGCGAATCTGCCATTTGCATAGCGGTAATGGTCATAGTATCTTCTGCCGCTTTCTTCGCCATATTCAACCTTAAGGCTCCTTAGAAGTTCTTTATCGTACTCTTCTTCCTCTTCATCAGCTTTTTTCATAGACTTAACGATAACTGCACGATATTCAGCTTCGCATAAATCCTTAATCATATCCACAGCTTCTGACATTTCCTCAACATTTACATTTTCAATGCCCTTATCAAGTTCAGATAGTGTCTTTTCGGTAAGGCACTCAACCATTTTGTGTATTCTTTCAATATGCATAGTTGTTTACCTCACTTTCTTAACCTATTCTGTTGATTGTGATATTTGCATTAGCCACACTAATAGCCTGTGTAGATGTATTCTTAACAGAGATTGCCTGACAGCAACCACAAGAAAGCCATACATCTGTAGCCATAGAAACATTGTTAAATGCTTCAACTGCTGTCGGTGTAGAAATTGCCAGCGTAGATAAGTCTGGCTCGCCCTCGACGGCAATAGCTAATGAAATTGCTTCTGCAGTTCCGCCTGTAGGAACCGCAATATTTCCATTAAATTCTACTCTGTACTTTGCCTTGCAAGTGTTAGTAGCACCTTTAAGGTTGATTAATCCGCTTCCTGTTCTGTGCGAAATATATCCTTTGTTGCATACAGATGTTGGTGCATCTGTAAATAATACATTTCCGTTTACCGCAACTGTCTGTGTTGCAACATTTGAAAATTCAGCCATAATAAAAACCTCCTTATTTCATTTCTCCTATTGTTTTAGGTTTCTCTTCTTTTGAAGTTTTTACTCCCATTGAAACCATAGACTCTTTAAGCAATTCTGTATAATCTTTCTTCGCCATCTTATCTACTGTATCAGAAATTTCTGATACAG